GGCCGCGTACTCGCGGTCGGTGGCGGAGAGGGTCGATACGGTGCGTGCGAGGTCAGCGGTGATGGCTGCGAGTTCCTTCATGCGTTCGGCCTGATTGTCGATGGCCGCATCGCGGCGACCGACCATCAAGAACGCGCCTGCAATGCTGCCGAGCAGCACGATGGTCTGCACGCCCTGCATCAAGGTCTGGAGGCTCACCTGCTTGCCGATCCTAACTTCCGATTGCTCGCTCATGGCTTTTGGGATGGTAGCGGCTTCCGTCGCCAGCCTAAAGAGAAAAGCGCACGACCGAGAACGGCTGCCGCGTCGGTTGTGGCCTCCTCGGAAAGCGAAGGTAGCGCAGCGTGCAGGAGTTCGTGGCAGACGATCTCGGCCAGACGCTGCTGCGGCAGGTCGCGGCGCACGCGAATGGTCGGATGCGGCCCCGGCGGATGGTCGCAATCGCCGAAGCGGTCGCGGGGTAGTTCGCTGGCCTTGACCAGTCGCACGCGCCACTTGCGCCCGTTGATCTTCAGTCGCGCCTCATTGTGCATCGATCACATCCCAGCAGAGCCGGGGACGGCCCCGGTGATGCCCGTTGTTCGGCTTGTGTGTCTCCCATTGAACCCAGAGCCGCACCCACTTCTGACGGATGGGCTTGGGGCCAACGCCCTTCTCTACGATCCAAGATCCTTCGCCTGCCTTCCACTCGTTTTTCGTGGAACCGATGCGGCAGAAGTCAACATGGCGTTGCTTGACTTGATACAGGCCGTTGTGGGAGTCGAGTTTCAGGCGAGCCGTCCCGGCCACATTGGAGTCATGGGTGTGGCTCATGCAGATCATGTCGCAGCCCTCGACATACGCGAGCGTGCGCTTCGCGTCGAGGATGCCCATGGACTGCTGACCGCCAGAGGATGCGCCGTGCGCGTAGTACAGGGTGAATGGCAGGATGGTCTTGTTGATGTTCAGTCGAACGACGATCCAGCCCGTGTAGCCGCCTGCCTGCAACTGGCTCTGCACACGCGACTTCATGGCACGCGCAAGGTTCTGCACCGGGCAAACCTCGGACTTGTTCCGGTACGCGCTTTCATGGTTGCCCTCGCCGAGAACCGCCCAATGCTCGACCGCGCCGGGGATCGACGAGTAGAAGTTCGCCGCATCTTCGATGACCGCATCGAAGTAGTTGGAAGCCAGCAGGCTAGAGCGCATGGCCGCCTTGTTTTGCCGCTTGTCCGCCTTCCCGCCCATCAAGTCGAGCGTGTCGCCGATGCTGCAAATGATGGCTTTCTTCTCGACTGCCTCGCGTAGCAGACGCTCCTCCATCTTCCGGTCAGCCGATGGATTGTCTGTGTGATTGTCGGCTAGGAGCAGAATCCATTGGCTCTTGCCGCTGGTCTGTCCGAACGGCACATCGACCACATGCACATTCCGTCCGTGGTGCGTCACCGTCCACGGTGGCTGGATGCCCACGGGAATCTGGGGTGGCGGCACAACGATCTCGCCGATCTTGCTCGTCTTGGTCTTGGGCTTGGGCTTGCGCTTCACGCGGCCTCCTGTGTGAGATGAAGTTCTACGCGCGGGTTCTTGGGATCGACCGCCAGCACAAGCGGAAGGTGCGTGATGCCGCTGTCATCGACGAGCAGCCCGGAGTCCGTCAGACCGTCGAAGGTGGCCTTCAGGCTCGACAGGCAGTTGTCACGGTCGCGCCTGCGCGAGTCGCGTGCGTACCAATGCACGACGCATGACGCGGCCTTCCAGCCCCCCTTGCAGTTCGTTTCGTGCATGGCTATCTGGGCTTGCGCCCACGACTCGACACGCGCACGCTTGACTGCCTTGGCCTTGACGGCCCAATGGCAACGCGCGTTCGGACTCAACACCCGAGGGGGGATGCCAACCGTAACGGTGAGGCTCTCGGGCATGCGCGTAGCGTGCCACGCCGAGTCGCGAGATGGAAGGGGAAGAGCCATCCTTGGCTCCCGGCGCGTCCTGCGCTGGGAATCCTACTCCGGCGGTCGCCGCTTCCTGCGTGGGATCGGTTCAACTGCTGCGAACACTTGTGCAGCCAGTCGCAGCCCGGTGATGGCCTCGTCCATGTCCATCGGGCTGGGGTAGTGCTTGAGACACGCTGCGGCCTCGTCCCTGATCGGCTTCGGTATTCCCGGCGTGCGCTTGGCATCGCACAACGCGCCCAGCAGGTAGCGGGTCTTGGAGATGGCTCGGAATCGCTCGCGTGGCAAGGTCATGGCAGTTTTACCCCTACCCCTTATTTCAAAGGGCTTGCAATGGTCATTCTAACGAGGATCAACATGATGCAGCACGGTCAACTTCCGAACATCAAGAAGCCAAGATGCTTTGGCGTTCCCCTCGGTGTCATTGACTCTGGCTTGGTAGTCGTGCCGATGGAATCCGCTATCTGTGATGGCTCTGCTTACCTCATCTAGCGTTCCGATGGCAACGAGGTGCATCGGCTGTACATGTACGGGTTCAGGCATTGCGCTAGATGCCAGCGATCCGCCATCGAACTTCACATCGAACACAATGCGGATGCTGGGGTAGTGTTCCCTGTAACGCTGTCCGTCCTTGTGATTGAAAGTCACGGCGAACTGTGGGTCGATGCCGTACAGATGCTCGGCCATGAAGAATGGCGTACGGACGGTCTTGAGGTCTGCTGGCTTGCCGTCATAGAGCAAGTCAAATGTGTACGGGTCTTGATCTTTGGCCGGGTTCGGCATGACATCAACACCCAAGACTTGCGTTGCCCAATCGCAGAACTTTCGTTCGGTCTTGGGGCCATATTCGTCGCACCACGCTTGCTTGTCCTCGTTTTTGGCTGGCCTGCTCATTGTTCCCTCGCTTCAAGTTCCTGCAACTGGTGCGTGAGTCGGTTGCATCGTGCCTTCAGGTCATCGCATTCGATGACGAGCAGCGAGTTCCTGCGAGCCACGCGCAAGGCTTCATCGTCCAGTTGCGCGATGCGTTCGCGCTGCGCTTCAATCTGGGCTGCGGCCTCGACGCACAGGGTCATGCCTGTGCTACGCCAATGCTCTAGCAAACGCTCGGCCAGTTCGCTTGGATGCTTCATGGCTTCTCCTTGAAACAGCACCAGCCACGGGACTCTGCAATTTCATGGGATTCCTTCATGTCATGGGGGTATGAAGTGGAGTTGCACTTGCAGACTTCCCGCCTCGCCTCGTCGCGCTCGGCTTGCAGAGTCTTGATGTGTTGCTCCATCTGCTGATTGCGAACCCCGACAGGCTCACAGGTCATGCAAGTGCCCTCCAGCCCCTCCATGATCCGGCCAAGTTTGGCCTGCAAATCCGTCACCTGCTGACGAATCTCCTTGGTGTGTGCTACCTCCATCGCGCATTCGTTGCGTAGGCAGATGATCGCATACGCGGCTTCGTCGCGCTCGGCGTTCGCCATGTCTCCCATGCTGTCCCACTTCACTCGCAGCCGTTCAACGATGTCGGTCATGCCACTACCTGACATGCATTGAGTTTGTTGGCAACCTTTGAGGCAAGAGTGTTCCACAAAACCGGGTCGCGCGTAGTTTCTGGAATCAGACTCCAATCGCCCTTGTGACATGTCAGACGCAGCGAGTGGATTTCACCAACTGAACCATCTTGAATCTGAATCTGATGCAACGCATTGCCGTGCCAGATCCAGCATCCATCAGACTCTCCGACTCCGGCTTTAGTGATTTCGATTTCTTCGGTCATGCTTCGATTCCTTCGCATTCAGCCAGTAGGAGTTGAAGAGCGGCGAGGCTGATTCGCTGTTCTCCACGGGCGACCAGCGAGAGATACGCTGGACTCAACCCAGTTGATCTAGATAGTTCTCGCAGGCTCCGGCCACGCTTGGCCTGCTCAATCGCACGCGGCCCGGTGTGGCGTAGTGCGGCATCCTGATACGCGGCCTGACTAAACAGTTTTTGCACCGTCTTGGCGAGGCTTACGGTTTCGCTTGGAGCCTTGCGACTCATGGTAACGGGTGCTTGTCGCCATGCGTTTCTCATCCGTGTGCCTCCTCAATCGCTGCATAAACCATTCCGACCGTGTACGCGCTCCACTCCTCAATTTTCGGCGACAGCGGCGTGCCGTCGAGCGCACCTACCTTCCGGCATCGTGAGACGGCTGCTGCTATGACTTCGCGCGGCGCGAGGAGTACGGCGTTGCGTGCCTGCTTGCGCTCGCGTTCGATCTCGTCCGGGTTGATGCCGTCCTTCCACGCCTGTGAGTGAACCTTGGCCCGCTTGGTGTTGCGCCGGATCTCCCCGGCCAGTTCCTCCGGCTTGACGCTGGAGCGCGAGAGTGTCAGGCGCATCGTCTTGCACGCCTGCACGATGTCCTCGTGGCTGAACTCGTCCAGCACCTTGGCGGCTTCGGCGTGCCGCTTGGAGTCCGGCTTGGCCCATGTGCTGCCTCCGAAGTGTTCAAGGATCGTCGCTGCGGTTTCGGTTCTCATGGTGTCTCCACGGGGTCAAGGTAGCGGCCTTGGCCGAGCCAAGTCGCCGGGTGCGGTACAAACTTCGGGTCAGTCGTCTTGTGCTGCTTGGCGAGCGCGTCGATCCGCTCCTCCATCCAGATCAGGGCATCGGTCGGCTCGTCATGCTCAAAGTCCTCCATCACCTCGCGCACGGCCCTGTCCAGCAGGGTCATGGCCTTCTTCCTGCCCACCTTGCGCGGGAACCGCTGCCAGAGCGCGTCTAGCGCGGCCTGTGGGATCGTGGCTCGTCGGTTCGCCTTCGGATCATTTACGGATGAAACAGGCTCTACGGCAACGCCGTTGAGCGTATTTGTTTGTTCTGGTGTTTGATCTCTGAACTCTGAACTCTGATCTCTGAACTCTGATCTCTGACTCGCCATACCGTTGCCATCGTTTAGCGATGACTGCTGGATGGCTATAGCCATTCCGTTGCTATGGCTACCCCATCGCTGCTCCGCTCCTCGCTTGCCGCGCTCGGCTGCTGACAGGCTCTTGGCTCGCATCGCTTCGCGGTCGCGCTCCTGTCGTGCGTTGCGGCGCATGCCGTCCGGGCTGATGGGAAACTTGGAATCCAGAACCGACCAGCAAGCCTTCGCGCCGGGAGCCATGCGGTCAATGCGTTCGATCTCTCCGGGCAACCCGCCGTTCACCCACGAGTACCAGAGCAGCGTGATGTACACGCCGCGCTCCTCCATCGTCCATGCGGCAGTTGCGTTTAGGAAGTCGCTGCCGTAGAACTTCAGGAACGCAAGCGGTGCGCCCTCGCTCCGTTCGGGTTGTAGAATCATGCCAGACCTCTCTGCGGCTCTTCGCGCCGCGTATGGTTTAGAAGCGGCTCCCGCTACATACGGGGGCCGTTTCGCTTTGCATCATCCCTGATCCGGTGCGGATTGCAAGCCCTGCGTGCTGCGCTCCACAAGCCCGCGCACCTCGTCCAACCACGCCTGCCGCTCCTCCGGCGAGCGGTAGAACCCCGCCGCTGCCTGCTGCATCACCAGCGCGGTCGTGGCCGTGCATCCGATCAGTTTGGAGATACCACTTGGCGTTCCGTTCGTGAGGCTGTGCAGCGCGTCGTAGGCGAGCCTGCGTGCCGCAACGGCATCCTTGCCGATGCCGCTACCGGGCTTGGGGAACGCGAAGCCTCGACGCGACAGGGCTGCTTCGACGGCTGGAATGACGATGGTTGCGGAATACATCAGGACACCTTCAGATAGGGTTGCTTGGGTACGAACATTGCGAACGATAGTGACTGGCCGGATTCAAGCGCGGCGCGAATCGCCTCCTTGTCCGGCACGATTTCAATCTTCTCGGTGATGAACTCTGGCGGGATCTCGCCGACGATCTCCATCGCGGCCTTCCCACCCGGCTGCGCCACGGTTGCACGCCAGCGGGCCGTCTCAATTTTCTTCAGACCCTCGGCCTGCATCGTGCGAAGCACCTGACTCTTGAACCACGCCGCGACGGCTTCATCGCGCTTCGCTCGCTGCTTGAGCCTGTCGGCCTCGGCCTTGCGTGCTTCTGCTCGTGCTTCGATGTCGCGGACGAGAGAAAGCACATCGTCAATCGCTGCTGGCAGGCTTTCGGCCTGCTTGGCGAGGATGTCGAAGTGGCCGTCCATGTCGGCGGTTAGTTCGCCTTCGGCCTCGGTCAGCATCGCCTCCAGTTCGCGGGCTGCGCCGGACGCTTCGTACAGTCTTGTGAGTGCGCTCATCGCTTGTCCTTTGGTTGAAATCCGAATCGCATGATGTCATCACTGACCCAGCACCATGATCGTCCAAGTTCGCTTGATACTTCTGGCAACCCAGTTAGAGACACCATTGCACCGCGTGCCTTCTCAACAAGTCGCTTTTCCGTAGTTCTGATTTCTTCAAATGCTTTCTTGCTGTGTCGCTTTGAATTGAACCATCGCACGATGACGAATCGCGCCTCAATATCACGCACTAGCATCGCTGCTTCAAAGGCAACAAGGCATCGGTAGTAATCGCCTTTTTTCCCCCACGGCTTGATGTCCGCAAAAATTGTGTGCGCTCGATCATCTAGCACCATTTCAATCGGTGCTTTCATCTCAACCGAAACTTCGTGCCTGTCAGAATCAAAGCATTTCCAGAACTCGTATGGCCCGCTCATGTTGTCTCCTTGGGTATGGGGTGAAATAGCCCCGGCGGACTTTCGTCAACGCCGGAGCCTTCCGGGGGATCAGAACGGGATCTCGTCGGCCTCGACCGCGACGGGCGCGGCCTGCTGCTCGGCGGATTCTAGCGTGGTGCGGATTCCGTAGAGAGTCCATCCGTACTGGCCCTCCTGCACGAAGCCCGCAACGATCTGCCCGCCCATCGCATCCTGTGCCGCCTGCATCACCTTGTCATCGAAGCACGATGCCCATTGCTCCGACCCGCCAACTTCCAGCAGGATGGGGTAGCGCATGCTGCCCTTGGCCGTGGGCTTGCCCTGTCCAACGCGCTTGACGGTCAGACCATCGTGCCACACACAATCCTTGGCGGGCCGGGAAGCCAGCACCTCGCCAAACGCGCTAGGAGCCGCCGTGGCGGGTTCCTTGGCCTTGGGTGGGGTCGGGGTAGCCTTTGGAGCCGGGGCGGCTTGTGGGGCATCCTGCTGCGCCAGACGCGGGGCCGGACGCGCCGGGGCCGGGGCTGCTCCCTTGCGCGGCTCGTACTTGGTGTCATCGCGGCGATCCATCTCGCTCTCGTCCTCGCGGGGAACCAGCAGGAGGTCGCGGAGGTAGTAGCCAAGCGAACTGGTCAACGCGCCAGCCATCGCCTTGTCAATCGGGCGACCCTTCTCGGGGACGCAGATCCACGCGATCTCGTCGCTGACGGATTCTCCCGTTGGGCCGTGGGTGAGGACGAAGGTGCTGTTCACGATGCCGCCCTCCGGCGATCCGTCAAACTTCCAGCCAGCCCGGCGCACGGTCAGGTTCGCGCCGTGGAGCGCGTCTCGGCACGCGCCGATCATCGCTTCCGCGCTCACATACGAGTAGTGGTGAAATGAGTTCTTCGCATCCTTGCCGACGCTCGGCAGGGCTTTCTGTGCCGCCAGCAACGCGCTGGCGAGTGTCTTGATGTCTGTCATGGGGTGTCTCGTTTCTCCTGCACGGAGCAGGGCAGGCCACCCCGGAGGGTGGCGAGCCTTGCGCCGTTCAGACTTGAACCGCGTTTCCGCTCTTGATAGTGAGGCCGATTGAATCAACGATGCTTTGCATCTGCGTCCTGTGGTTGGCTGCGTCATCGAACCACCACCTAGTCCGCGCATCCCACTCCTTGACCGTCCAAGTCTGAAGGTCGCGCAGAAGCGCGTCGAGAGCAGACCAGCAAGACTCTGTGATTGCGCCGCTAGTCCATGCGCGATCCACCGCCTTCAGGGACTTGCGAATGCGATCCGAAATCTTGATATCTCCATCCAAGAAGAACAGGTCGATTCCATCCAACTGCTGAATCAACGCTGCGCCCAAAGCATTTGCACCGTCGATTCCAGCACACACGATTGCCGTCTTTGGTTCGATCTTCTGAAGCATGGTCAATTTCCTTTCGGTTGGGTGTCTCGTCCAGCCGCCCCGGCTGGCACATGCGTACTGTAGCACACATCGGCCCCATGTCAAGGGGTTCTTCTAGATTTCTTCAGATATTTCTACGGGTCAGGGCAGGCCACCCCGTGAGGTGGCGAGCCTTGATCCGTTCAGATATCCAGACCGCCGCTCTGCACCATGATCGTTGTGATCGGGTTGCAGGTCAGGATGCGGGGTGCGCTCACATATCGCTGCCCACCGTACTGGGAACTGCGCTCCTGTCGGGCGAGCGCATTCATAATGTCCTCGCGGATCATCTCCGTCAGGTTGCCATAGATCGTGTGAGTCTCACGCCAGCCTTCAGTCGGCTCGTCGCCTTCTTCAAGGGTCTTGATGATGTCAACCCTGAACTCCTTGCCCGTGGTGTCGTCGCGCAGGCTGCGTTCGTAGGTTTCAGACTTGATCTGCTTCATGGTCGTGTTCCTTTCTGCGAGGTTTAGGCGTAGGCAATTGCCATAACTTCTTCGTGAATCTTTCGGATCGACTTGGTGTTTGCCTCGGCGGTGTTTGCGTTTGCTGCTGTCAGTCGATCCTGAAACGCATCGGCCTGCTCCTTGGTGAAATTGTGGCCGTGGTCGGACATCATGTTCTGAATCTCGCCTTCCAGATTGCAGGCAAGGCACATTCCAAGGCTCGACTCGTCGTTGCCGCTCTCGCGAGTGCGCTTGCCGCAGCATTCGCAGGTGTAGGTCGAGCCGTTACGGGTGCTGCGGAATCGGTTGTTGTTGCTGTTGCACATTGTGGTGTCCTTTCGTTTGGGTGTCTCGTCAGCCGCCCCGGCTGACAGGTGAACTGTACCACATATCGGCAGGCTGTCAAGCCCTTTGACAGTATTTCTTCAGATATTTCTACAGGGTTGCCGTCTACTATATAGATAGATGCGCCGGTACTATTTCACAAATCTTTCGGAAATGTTCCTATAGGGGCTTGACATTGGGCCGGGATGGGGTAGGATGTGGGCGTGGTCGGGGCGACCACACCGCGCGGCCCGGACTGGCCGAGGAGACACACGATGAAGAACACGAACACCGAATTGACCGTCGATCAGGCTGCGAACGAAGCAGCAGCCGAAGCACGCGCAACTGCATTGAACGCCGCTTTGAATGATGCGCTTCGTGCCGCTTTGAATGTTTTGACTGCGCGTGGAGTGCTTGCGGAATTGACCGTCACGCTGCTTGATGGTCGTCAGTTCCAGCGAGACAACTTCTAACTCCAAAACGAGGAGACACACGATGAAGAACACGATCAAGGCCACGGTGGAAGAGATCATCAACCATCACACCCGGCTCAACGGGCCGACAGAGGATCAGCGCATGCGCCAATGCGCGGAGGCGATCCAGAGCCGCGCCGGGGTCGGCCCCGCGCAACTGGAAGCCGTGCATGTGTACCTCGCAGCCTGCCGCATCCTTGAGCAGCGGCGAGCCGAGTTCAACCGCGCAGGCGACGGCATGCCGGAACTTCAGGCCGAGGCCGCGCTAGACCGCGCCCATAGCGCGTGGATTGAAGCGGAGTCGCACCTGCTGCGCCTGTGCGCCAATGTGGAAGTGGAGGTCGCTCATGCGGTGTGACCGCAAGCCGAGCGTGCCGGGAACGGGCGACCGCAAGCCGTTGTGCGGCTTCACCCCGATCCGCTCGCATCTAGAAGCCGCGAAGGCGTTGGGCATGACATCGCATCAACTCCGGCACGCCGAGCAGAAGTTGCTGCTGAAACTACGCGAGGCGTTGACCGTCTACGGCTATGACCGAAAGGAGAACCGATGAGCAATTACCCGGCTGGATTCAATCACGATGACTGGTTTGATGATCGGCCCGCGCCGGAGCCTGAAGAGGTGGACGGCGAGCCAGAGCCGCTAGACGAACCGGAGCCTGACGCATTCCCACGGGAGGAGCCATGACCTACCGCGACACCAGCCGAGCCGCCTACGCGACCGCGCAGATCGGCGAGAACGAGGAGCGCGTTCTGTCGTTCGTGAAATCCTCGGGCAGCCACGGGGCTACCTGCGACGAGGCCATCCGCACGCTTGGGATGCAGCACCAGTCTGCTTCCCCGGCGTTCACCACGCTAGAGCGCAAGGGCTGGCTCCTGCGAACCGACCGCCGCCGGACGACCGGAACGGGCAGCGCGGCAGCCGTCTACATCTACACAGAACCCGGGACTCTGTTTTCAAGTCCACGGACAGGGCGAGCCGATGGACTACGAGCCGCGATTCGTGCAGCGATTGCTGCGCGAGCATCGGGCGACTGGACAGCGTTCGATGATGCGGTGGGCGCGTTGCCTGCCGCCGAGCGCAAGAGACTGAACTAGGAGACACCCCATGAGACTGCACCTGACCGAAGATGAAGCGAAGTTTTTGGAGACACGCCTGCGCTTGACGGTGATGAACGAGCGCGGCCAAGACAGTTTGCACGCCGAGCGCATCCTCGACGCGCTCACCGACTCGCGCCGACTGCGAAGCGCGACTGACCACATTACGGAGATGTTCGCCGACCTGTACCCGGCGGGAGGCCGCGAATGAAGCGCAGCGAGTCCTACCTTGACTTCTGGCTGGGGTTTGCGTTCGGCTCCCTGTCCGTCGCCGCGTTCCTCGCGGGAACTTGGGCTAACGGAGTACTCTTGGAGTTCATCCCATGACTCCCATTCAGACCGCTGCCGACATCCTATCCACGATCCCGCAGGTCGCAGCCTGTTGTAGCCCAGCCGCTACGCAGCCAGTCAACTGCAACGCGCTAGGTGCGCTTCGCGAGGCCGTAGCGAATGCAGCCGACGAGGAAGAGATTCAGACCCGCATCCTCGCCCGGACGCTGCCTGTCCTGCGTGCCAATGTGATCCGCATGCAGGCGCAGGCCGATGGGGATGCCGTCGCCAACGGCGGCACGCCAAACGGCACTAGCGAGGAATGGCTACGGCAGGCGCGTGAACTGCTGCTTGCCGTCGAGGCCCGTCTAGGAGTCACCAATGATTGAACCAATGCAAATCGTGGCCGTCTGCTCGCTGATTATGGCCGGAGCCGTGGTGTACATCTTGCTGACGCGAGGCCGTATCCCAGAGATGCGGATCGTGCTGCCGGGTGATCCGATGCACAATACCTCGCAGGAAGCACCGATCCCGTGGCACTCCAATCGACTCCCACGCGATGCCACGCACATTGCTTGGATTATGCACGGGCATGGCGAGATTGGACGGGTTCACACGCTGTATGTGCAGACGCTTGAGAGCCTGAAGCACGAGGTGGCCGCCAGCAAGTCCCCGTGGGGGCCGATTATCACGCACTCCATCGAACTTGAATGCGATATCCGCGACCGGGGCTGCACGCCAGACGGCGAACTGCTGTACGCCGTCGCCCGAATCGACGGCGACGGCAACGAGTACTGGCTAGGCAAGCGCGGCGACTGGGTAAACCGCTGGTCAGCCGATGCGTCGATCTACGATGTATTCGGCGCGGACTCGCACCGCTAGCCGCTACAATCATTCTGCTGCGCGGTCGCCCCCATCACTACACCGCGCATGCGGGTGTCTCGCCCTCGTCGTACTTCCGTGCGACGGGGGCTTTTCTTTGTACGCTTCCCGCATGGCAAGGAAGCCACCACCACGCCCACCATCAATCACAGACATGCTGCGCGATGTAGCGGACACTCTGCGCGACATGAACGCGCACGGACTCGCCGGGGATGTCGAGGCCGCTAGCGAATCGCTCCGCACCATGCTCGACCTGACCAAGTTTGGCGACTGCCTGTTCGGGGATGAGATACGCAACATCCTGAACATCCGGCACGCGCTCCGGCCACGGAGAGGCACGGCAATCGACCCGATGCACGGGCAGCGCAAAGATCGCCGCGCACGCCGTCCGATGCGTTAGACGGTCACTAGCGTGTCGGCGAGCGTGTTGGTTCCGGTCAGCGGCAGGTAGATGCCTTGACGCTCTGCACCCACCCACCGTGCGAAGCCCTTCATAAACAAGCCCGTCGTGCTTGGATCGCTCACAGCCGCGATGGTTCCCGAGTCGCCCGCCGCCCAATCGGTCGTGCCACAGGTGATGAGGACGGAAGGGCCAGCCGCATAGAGCCGGGTCATGGGGGCCAGCACTAGTTCATCAATCATCAGCGTGCCGCTAGATGCGATGGCCGTGGTGCTGTAGATGTCGAGGTACAGCGTGGTCGGCAGCGCAGACTTGGCGATGCTGAAGGTGACGCTTTGCAGGGCGTAGGTCGTGGTCAGGCTAGCGAGGTTCAAGGTGATCGCAGTTCCGACCACCGTGCCCGACGCATCACGCAGCGCAACGCCGACCGTTCCGGTAGTCGATGCAGCCACGCGAGCGTAGAAGGTGAGCGCGTAATCAGTCTCGGCCTGCACGCTCGTAGGTGCGCCGGAGCCGGACGCAATCTGCTGCCGAATGCGCGTGAGAGTCGAGCCGTTGCCGACGAACTGGAGCGCGTAGGTTCCACGGCATGGCGTGCTGCCCTGCGTCACCTGCGTACCAGCCGATCCCGTCACAATCGTCCACGCACGCGGCGTGTTGCTGCTCCAACTCTCAAAGTCGCCGTTGGCAAGGATGCTCACGCCGGGTGCGCCGACGCTAGCCGTAATGCTCGCGCTCGTCGCCTGCACCGTGGTGTTCAGGCCCGAGCCACCCGGCCACGCGATGTTGTTCGCTGCGTAGGACGCAAATCCTGTGAAGGCAAAGGTGGCCTCGCCGAAGTTGCCGATGTCGCCGCCCACCGTGCAGTTCATGCGGATGGTTTCGTTGTACATCTCCTGCAAGTACAGGCTAGATGAGGCCGGACGGTAGGCGCGAACCAGAACCGTGCCCGTGCCTTGATTGCCGCTCGTCGCGGTGTAGGTAACGCTGCTCGTACCGACAGCCTCAAACTTGTAGGACTCCGAAATCATCTGGTCGCGCAACTTGCGGAGAGCCGTCGCTAGCGTGCCGTCGTATGCGCCATAGAGGTCGCGCATGTCGTTGATGATCGTGGCCGTGATGCTCTGTTGAATCGCCGCGTACACGGGCACGCCGAGCGTGGAAGAAAGGCCAGTCGAATAGTTTGTCAACGGCGCGAGGTTTGCCGTGTCCTGACGGAACTGCGTGCCTTCGTACAACGACAAGACCGTATCAATGTTGTTTCCGATGTCCCACAGCGGCTGCGTGACGGTATAGACATTGTTCGCATATCCGAACAGCGATCCGAGGCGCGCACCGAAGTCTGGAAGTTGGCTAGGCATGCGGGCAGTTTAGCCTTCGGCAGCCCACTTTCCGATAGGACATGCCTCGGCTGGCAACCGCACCTTCAGCCCGGTGAAGCAGCCGCATTGCTTGCAGCGCGAGCCGTCCCATTGGTCGCAGCCCTTGCAGATCGCTAGCCGCCGCTCGGACATTGGGCTGTCGGCGGTCACGGAGGCCACAAGCACGGACGGGACGGCTTTGATGTAGTCCACGATGCCCGGGCGGCTATTGCTTGCATGTGGGCAGGACGCGCACACCCCAACCGAAGGTTTGCCGCCAAAATGCCCCACAGCGCAGCATCCGCCAGACGGCACGCCACAGTCGCTCCAATGCTTGCAGTTCACGAAATCACCGCAGTCCAAGATACCCCGAGTTGCCCGGATGGGTTGCGATGCGAATAGGTTCCCATCGGGCTGTTGCAACCGCTTGCAATCAATCTGTCAGACCAACTGCCCTGCGTAAATGTCGGAGAACCAAATTGCGCCCAGCATGGAAGTCCGTTTCCAAGTTGTTCTTCCGTGATACCAACAAAGCAATAGAGCGGCTTGCTTGTGTTATTGAATGACGGATCTGGAGGAATGGCTACTTGCCTGCGTGAGACTCCAACTGACACCGTGGTGTCAACGCCCCAACAAACAAATACACCCTTCTGCGATCCGTAATTGAAGATGCCCGATTCATCCGCTGCGTCTGGAATCAGAACTGCACCAAACACGACTAGGAACAGTTCAACAAGTGATCCGGACACATTCACTTGCCCAGCAGAAAACCGATGCAATGGATGTGCTGCCTTGTATGGCGTTGAACTAGAACAACCCGTCCATACGGTTCGATGATCTTGATTTGCAAAAATGCTGCTGCTATAGACACAGCCCGCGCAATCCGACGCAGCCTCTAGTCGCACGGAAAATGATCCGGAAACAAGTCTGCTAGTTCCGTAGTAGTTCAGCAGTCCCGACATCGACACGGAACAGTTGAACGCTGACGGCAGGCTAGTGCATTTGTTGCATGCCCCTGTTTGAGTCACACAGCAGCACTCGGCGAGCCTCTGGCTCACTCAAACACTCCAGAGCCGACCACCGAAAGCACGCCACCCGTTCCCGCCCATCCTCGCAGTTCGTGACCGTCCGGAATGAGGATGTCATTCAGCGTGAGGAAGTTGTACCCGGTGATGTCGTAGTGATAAACGATGTAGTCGCCTACCTGTGCGAAGGCTCGGCCCGCCGTCACGGCAAGCCAGAAGTGCGCCGTGCTGTTGAGGCTGTTGCTGACCGTGATGCTCTTGAAGTAATACGAGCCGCCCGATGCGATCAGCAGCGGAGACTCCGTATCGGTCATCATCTTTCGCAGGAGGAAGGGCGTACTCATTGCTGGATCATACTAGCGATGCTTGCGCTTCCGATGTCTGCGATGCCGCTCGCGCCAGACTTCTGCCACGCCGGGTTGGGAGCCGTGAACGGAACGGTGGTGGAGCATGTGACGCTCACGCCGTTCGGCGCGTACAGCCAGAAGAAACGCGCACCACCCTCTCCGATGATCTCATAGCACGGAGCAATCCCGCGCGGAGGAGTCATCGTCACCTTTGCCTGTCCCGCTGGCGGGTTGTATTTCAGCACGCCGCCGTCGAAGTTGGTCTGTGGAGCCGTTGTGGTGTCATCCGACGAAATGCCGCGCATCACCTGCATCTCGCACAGGTTCAAGGCGAACCCCGACACACCAAACAGCGTCTCGTTGAACTCGTTCATCGGCTGAAAGGTTGGGAAGCGGTCGTTCGCCAATCCCACCTCGGTGATCTGATACAGCCAGATGACTCCGCTGCCATCTCGCGTCACTAGCGGATCGCCAGATGCGGCAAAGGAGGCTAGGAAGGTTCGCACGATGCCCTGACGGGGCAGCATGGCCTCGATGTTCAGGCTTCCCGCAGCCTTGCGGCAGCGGCTCAAGCCGAACGCAGACACGGATGGATGCTTGATGAGATTCGGGAACAGCAGTTCGTCCTGCTTGTCACCCCAAATCTTGTACCGCACTTGATCCTTGAAGGGTGCGCCGAATGTCACTTCGTCCCAAGCCAGACCCGGCGACGGGCTGCGATCCATCGGCCATCCAATGATCCCCTTGCCGCGTCCCGCGTCAGGCAGGCGAGCCATGTGCATCGTGCCGGAAATGCACTCAAGCAAGCGCGTGTAGCGATCCACAAGCGTCTGGTTGCGCTCCGACAGCGTTTCGCCATGCGGCATGAGCAGCCAGTTAGCATGTTCGATCTGCTCATAGTCGTAGTTCCACGGGTACTCAAGTTCGGTACTGTCCGTGGACGGAGTGAAGAACCCCCAATCAGTTGTAGCATTCGATACAACGCCAAAGAAGGCTGGCATGTGATCGCCGATGTAGGCCGTTCGCGCTCTCTGGTCATTGAAACGCGATTGCGTGTTCATGTAGAACAGCGGCGAAGTTGCGCTGATAGGGTCGAGCGGCGGAGCCTCCACGCCATCCGCTGCGCGGAATCGCCTGAAGTCCACGATGGTCTTGGAGAGCCTGTCAGTCGTGGTTGTGATGCCGTAGGTGCTGCAATACACGCTTGGATGCAGCGAGATGACCGACTGTGGGCAATGCAGGCTCAACAGATCCAGACCGCCAGCCGTGCGATAGGGCTGGTTCACATAGAGCCACGACACCAGTTCGGCTTCAAAGTCTGTGGGCTTGGCCTCGCGCAGAATCAGCGTGGACGAGCGGCGATCCCATTGCCAGATGCAGCCCATGCGGCCCGCGATCTCGTCTAGAGCCTGTCCCACGGTCTTGCCGCGCAAGTCTAGGTTTGCCATGTCCCACTTGGAGTTTGGCGTGTAGGTCGCTGCCGTGTCGATGGTCTTGGCGTTGCCCTGCGCGTCGAATGACACGCGCTTGGTGGTGATGCCCACGCGGGTTCGATCAAGCCATACATTCTTGCTGCTCGTCACGGTTTCGATGATCGTGTCGATGATTTCCTTCGGCGTGAAGGTCTTCTGTGTGTACCACGGCTCGGGCATCGGAATGCCATTCAGGCGAGCAATCCAGTCACCCCATCTAGTCTCAAGGTCAGGCGACACCCACGGCTGCGTATTGTCCGGCGGGATCGTCGTGCTTTCCTTGACCGTGTTGGCGACGAAGTGCAGCGGATTATCCGCGAGCATGTTCCATTGATCGAACGCAAAGCCGTCGAGAGAAGATGCTGCTTGCAGGTCGAGCATCTGCTGGTCTTGCAGATAGAACCGACCATCGACAAACTCCATGACATACAGGGCAGGCTGATTCGGATCGCCGGGGATGTAGTTGACCAATTGGTTCAACGCGCCAGCGGACAGCATGACTTCCTGAATGCCGACGCAGAGCATGTTGTTCCATTGCATCGCTCGGCCAGATGCGATGGTGACTGTTGGGACGACAGACCCGCCCGATGGGATGATCGTTCCAGTCGTGTTGGTTTCCGGCTTTGAGTATTCGCTAGAAGCAGATCCGTCTGGCTTGGGAGTGTCCGTGTTCGGCAAGTTGGCGAACGCCTCAAACAGATTCAGCGTCCACTTGTCATCTCGTCGCGCAGCGTCGAGCGTCTGGTACGGAGTGGTTCCGTATTCCGCTGCCGGAGCCGGGTACGCCACGAGAACCTTTGCTCTCGCGTAACGGCTCGCTCCAAAGAGCGGAGTAGTCACGCGATTGATCGATGTCACATCGTAGCCCACACCGGACAGGATCTCGTCAATCTCGGGGCCGCGCCGAACGATCTGCACGAAGTACCCGAGCGTTTCGTTCTTCAGCGTGGCTCCAAGGTTGCTCATGCAGTTGTTCCGCCTGATCCGCTGCTACCAGCATTCTTCTTCACGAAGTAGTCCATCACGCTTGCCGTGCCCGTGTAGTCAGACTGGGCATCGTAGGTGTTGCCGCTAGCGTACAGGCTGCGCGGCGAATTGACCGACGCTGGCGCAAACACCTTGCGCTGGTTGGGCCTGCCCGACCCGTCCGTGTCCACATAGCGGCGCGTGCTTGTGCTAGATGCCACATTCAATCGGATCTCGCGCACAGCCACGATTGCGAAGGTGGGTTTGCCGGAAGCATCGACAGTCGTATTCTTGATGCTGATCTGTTGCGTGATGACCACGCCCTCTTCCCTGATGTCTTCCCACGGGATCGGTGGGTTTCGTTCGGTAGACACCATCTTGATGGTCTGCTTCACGATGACCACGGGTAGGCGGGTCTGGAACGGGAACTGCACGATGCCGCCGCAAGTCTCAAGCATGTCTAGGCCGGAGTCTGCGTGGTTGTAGATCGTCTCCGTCTCCAGATGCTTGATGGCGTTGTTTGTGTTCTTGATCTTGCCATCTGTTACAACGGGCTTGGTGACTGAAGATCCATCCGCCTTCTTCACTTCTGCGTCAGGCTGCTTCGTGGCAACAACAAGAGTCTTGGTGTCCTTGTCCTCTGCGTTCCCATACACGACTGTCTGAATGATGTCCGGCAGAATGCAAGGATCGAACACAAGGCCCGATGTGTCCGAAACGAATGTGCCGCCGTTGGGATACGCGGCAACATATTTGCTTGCTCCAGCCGTGTGCGGATCTGCAAAGGCTTGCTTGACGATGGAAGGATCTAGAGTCTCGGAGGACTGGCCTTGCGCCGTCACCTTGAGTTCGATCTTGTTGCGCGTGAAGATGTTCGGTTCCGTAATCGACATCGACTGCACAAGATCATTCTTGAAGTCGATGCGAGATGCGGCCGCTTCGATTGCGACCTTCAGCAGATCGCGCGGCTCCGTCTTGACATCGCCTTCAAAGGTGGCGGTGAAGTTCTTCGTGCCTAGCGGGCTGTCTAAACTGCGCTCGTAAGAGAACGAAGCATCGCCCATCAGCACCGGGAACTTCAGTTCGCGGAACACAAGCCGATCTTCAATGCTGAATGTCAGCGTTCGCAAATCCGCAGACAGCGTGTAGTCCTGCCGCATTCGCCGGAAGCCATCGAATGGCTTGCCGGAGATGAGAGCGCGATACATGTCCGGCGAGTTGCCTGCATCGGGCGTTACTGCACCGTTGGTCGGCACGCTCGGAAGGACTTCCGGGTTGCTGTTCTTGTATGGCGCGGTGGTTCCGCTAGTGCTGGTTGGCTTGCGGTTCGATACCGTCAGCGTGCCGCTGCGCGTCATCGTGATGAAGCCAGCCTCATCAATCGACTGCGACACGCTCATGTCGAACCGCTGAATGCGCGTGCCACCACAACCAAAGAATGAGTAGGTGAACGACACAAGCGAAACGGTCGCGCCAGAACCGCCGTGGATGTCTGTGATGTTCACAGATGGAATTGGGCCGTTTCGTGTGTCACCAACCGTGGTGTCATCCGATCCGTTTGCCAGCGTGTACCAAGTCCCGGTCGCGTCATCGAACTGGAACTCCAACTTGCCGCGCGGCGCGTTGAACTGGTTGCGGATGAGGTCAATCGCACCGCTGCCGCTTGAGAACGGGTTGCCTTCGATGTATCCGGTTCCCTCAATCGTCTGCTTGCGCCCGGTTCGATTGAATCCGTCGCCCTCGTAGAGATTTTCCACATTGAACCGCGTCACCTTCACGCCAGTCAGCGTGTAAGCAGTCGCAGTACCGCCAGAAGCAGCCGGAGGGGTGTAGCGAAGTTTCAAGGTACGGCACTCCTTGTCCTGTATCCATGCGATGCGCTCGCACCGATACCAGCCGCAAGCGCATCAAGCGTGTCCGTCGCCCATGCGTTGACATTCTGCTTCTGCGTTGCCTGCTTGACCATCTGCGAGATGTTGAGCAGCGTGCCGCCAACCTGTGAGACACCAGCACCAACAGACGAGAAGCCAGTACCGATAGCGTTCGCCATACCCGCGAGGATGCCGCCCGGATCCATCCATGACGGAATGTTGGTCGAAAGCGCGGACAGCATGGAGCCGAGCGTCTGGAGTCCCTGCCCAATCACGGACAGGATGCTGCCAAGGATTCCGGCAATCCATTGGATGACCGTGGCGATGATCGACACGCCTAGTTCAACCAGTTTGAGAATCGGAATGACGATAGCCATCAGAGCCGTCTTGATGAACAGCATGATGGGCTGAACGCCGTTCATGATGCTGCGCCAGATGGTCGAAACGGTCGTGTACAGCGGGCCAAGAATCTTGGCCTCTTTCATGTCGCGCTGGAGTTCGCCCAACTTGTTCAGGGCATTCTCATTCGCCATCGCTGCATTGACTCGCGCGAGTTCGGAAACACGCGACAGGACATTGCTGACCAGAGAACTGATGCCAGCCACAATCGCGGTCACGCCCGCCACAGCGATTCCGATTGCCGCGACACCGCCGACGAGCGCAGCCGTACCAACGCCACCCGCACCAGCCGCTCCGATGGCTTCGGCAGCACCGCCAGCCGCGCTCAATGTTCCGCGAATGCCGCCTCCCTGCGTGATGGAAGTGAACACATCCTTGAGCGTTCCAAACTTCTTGAAGGCTTCCTCAACGCCCTTCAACGGCTCAAGCGCAAATTTCTCCGCCTTCTTGATTGGAGACTCTGCGCCCGCACCGCCGCCTGCGCCGCCCGTGATAGCGGACGAGATCACGCGAAGGTCAATGTGTCCAAGGGATTCGTCAGCCATCGGCCATGATCCTCACAAATGAACGCATGGTCGCCGATGCACTCACCATCCCGGTCGTGTCATCGTGCGTGCCTGCGTCGATCTTCATCCATACCTGACCGCTGCTACCCGTGTTCGGCACATAGCCGATCAAGGCTTCGGCAGCAGCGTTGGCGGTCAAGAACGCGCTCTTGTTGTCTACAAGGCTTTCGGTCATGCGCTTGGCGAAGTCGTACTCAACCTTCACCACGGCATGCACTCGGTAGTCGATGAGCGACACATTCAAGCCCGACATGTCGCCAGCAGCCGACAGGCTGATGGGTTCGATCTGAATGTTCGGAACAGCCGAATCCTGCAATCGCAACTTGTCCACGACGAACACGCGATTGGATGCGTAGGAGAGTTGCGTTGCAATCCGTCCCGCGATGGCGGAGAAGAACGCACCGAGCGTCGTGCTGGTGGTAATGCTGCTCACGGGATGACGCTGTTTGTGATCGTGCCAGTCGAACCCGTTGGAAGTTCAATTCCGTTGGCAAACGGAGCGAAGAACCGCTCGGTGTAGGTCAGGACATTCGACTGGTAGTTGTTGGAGATCGCCACCGTCGCGTAGTCGCCGATGCGCCAGTCAACATCTCCTCCGATGATCTGGATGAACTGGCCGTTCGTGCCAGCCTGCGGAGGCACAAACACGAACGCGCAGTCGATGGCCTTGACGCAGCCCACATCCTGATCAAAGCGGAACTCCATCGTGACTGTTGTTGCAGGTGCATCGAATGGCATTTGATACGAGAACACATTCAATGCCCACGATGTTGTGAGCAACGCTGCATCTGACTCAACCAAATCTCCGTTGGGAGTTGTCAATGCCATTGCCAAATCGCGAGTCTGCGTTCCGCTCACTTTCTTGGCCCAAAACCCATAGATAATTCTTTTTCCGGGGCCAAGCACAACTTGTGCGCTCGTCTGCGAGATTGTTCCAGTAACAGATCCGCTGTGCTGAAGCGCAGAACCGTTGCGGAATGTTCCTGTAGACAGTTGAGATAGAGATGCAGCACCAGTCACAACCGTCCAACTATCCGGCACGCCACCCGTGAAGGAATCAAAGCCGCCGTTGGTCAGCGTGTTCTGCGAATCGTTGTAGTCGCTGCTCGCAAGCGTCAGGGCTGCGCCACTACCACCCGGCCAGTCGTAGGAGGTCACATCCGTCACCCGCGTGCCGCCCGTGATCTGAAACACCTCGCGGCCCAGAGTTGCGCCCGTCGTGGTGTCGCTGACGCATTGAATCCGAATCGTCTCGGTTGGAGACATCTGCGACGGCGTGCCGTGGAGAATGATCTTGCCCGTGCCGACATTTGCAGCCGCATAGGACACGCTGCCCTGCGTGATGACATTCTGATAGATGGTCTGACTAGCCGCTCGCATCTGGCGATTCAGTTCCACCATCGAAGGCGTGACCGCCTTGTAGATGTTGGCATTGTCCGCGTAGATCATTTCGATCAGCGTCTTTGCTCCCGAGTCGATGACGCGCTGCACGGAAGAATCTGTGGTCGCGGTCAGGTTCAGGAAGTAGTCAAGAACCTGCGAGATCATGTAGCGCGTCGATGCGTCGTACTGCGCGTCAAGACCGGAGGAGGTGAAGGAGCCTGTACCCTTCACCCGGTCGAGGAGCGTATTGCGCGCGTCAATCTGCGCCTTCGCCATCCCCATCAGTTTGCCAATTCGGTTGTAGAGCGTGGTCAGCGAGATTGCCATTGGTTAGTCCTCAATGCGTCCAATGATGCCGCAATCTGCGCCTTGACGCTAGGTTTCTTGCCCACCAGCGACGGCGCAAAGTTCGTGAGCGCATCCTTGCCGCTCATCACGATTCCAACGCCCTGCATGATTGGCACAGCCTTCCATGCGTTTGCAACTCCAAGGTTCGCCATCATTCCCAAGGCAACATCGGCAGGCAGTTGCCAAGGAGTAACACCGTAGACAGCGGCGAATATCGCTACGGTGCGCCAGCGTTTCCCAAGGACTTGAGGCTCATCGTCACGCGAAGCGCAAGAGCAAGCGTTTCGGTGGGAGTCAAAGCCTCGGCCTCGGACTGCGGACGAATGGCGTTGCGCGTGGCTTGAATCAAGTTCTCGCGCGTCGGATTCTCCTCGGCTCCCATCATGGTGAGTTCAGAGAGAACCAATAGCGCGTCGATCTTCACCACCTTGTCGCCGACGGGGTATTCCTGAATGAACTGGTTTTCGGTCATCAGGTGATTGTATACACCGTGCTGTCAGCCGCGTCTGCGTCCGGCAGGGCTTCTGCACGAACCACGATCCGGTTGGCCTTGTTGCCGAAGTCGGTATGGTTGAGAGCCAGCAGGCGGCAACGGAACACCTCCACGGTCTTCTGTCCCGCCGCCGTGCTGTCTGGCAGCAGTTTGACGCTGAAGGTAGTGTCGCCCGTGATACCGGGCTTCAGAACCGAACCAACCTTGGGGTATGCGTAGGTTCCGCTGGTCTGTCCGCCGTCGATGGCAGCAATCACAGTCTCAAAGTTGGTGCGATCAATCAGCACCAGCGAGAACGAAACGGTCGCCTTTGCGCCCGTGCGGATGACTTCCGCTGGCATCGTGCCAAACTCATTCGTGAAGATGTCCACATACTGATATTCGCTCTCAATACGGAACAGGTCGTCGTTATCGCCGCGACCGACCGTGGCGTATGAGCCGCCTGCGGCCTTCATCTGGATGGTGTGCGGGCCTGTGACTTCGAATGCTGTTGCCATTGGGATTCCTCCTGTTTGATTCTAACGCGCACCCAGAGCGCGAGCGATAGCGCGAGCCAACTCGGCCTTCGCAGTCGATGGCATGGCGAAGATGGGGCGAGGCGGGACGGTTACGCCGCTCTTCGCGTACACATACTCTCTAGCCTTGAGTGCCTTGGGATCGCGCCGGACAGCACCACGGGTGAACGGGATGAAGTTGCCGCCGCTCGTCTTGAAGCCGTGATGCTGGAACACCGCATAGAGCGGGCCGCGCAGGAACAGACGCACGCCGTTCGGGATCTCCTGAATCGTCCCGTTCAGGCTCTGGAGGAGATTGCCCGTGTCGGCCAGCGGCACGCCACCAGCCCGGTAGTGGGGCAGATCGACCTGCTTACGGTTCTTGCCCCGGCCCTTCCAAACCTTGATGGTGGCCGTGTCGGCCCACAGGCGGGCGTAGCCGCCCACATCCGCGCCTCGCGTGCGGATGCGCTGCTTGGCCTGCTTGACCAGCACAAGAGCCACATTGGCCCCCTTGCTGCCCAGCCGCCGGACTAGTTCGCGCCCTAGATCCATCAGTACGCCTGCGTGCGCCGGGGCGGGTAGAACGAGTCATCCGAGGCCATGTGCAGGCTTCCCCGCGTGGAGGCCGTTATAACAGCCACAGAGGCCGTCCCAGCCCCTCGGTTGGCATCCACGGCAAACACCCTCTTGCCGTCCCGGAGCGATCCTAGAGCCTCCTGCGCCCTATTGGCTTTGGCCTTGACGGACTCCGGCACATCCCCGCCGCGCCGCTCAAACAGGAAGCACAGAGCCAGATCGGCCACCAGCCCGCGCACTAGCGCGTTGCCGTCCGTAGCCAGAGCCTCTAGTTCGCTGACGGTGTAGGCGTTCGACCGGGTAGCCGCGCTCGCCACCTCCTCGCCGCCACGAAGCAGGGCTTCCGTGATGATGTCGGACGAAGAAATCGTGCCATCCGCGTTGGTGTCGGTCGCTAGTTCCTTCAGCAATCGCTCGTCGGCGTATCGGACGAAGAGCGTGTTCGATAGCAGTTGCGCCATTGGCATAGTTCAGTCCTCCATGAAATAGGGCCGCCCCGGGGTTAGCGGAGCGGCCCTGAAGTTGCAGAGTCAGAGCCGATCAGGTGAGGATGTCGGCGACATACAGGCTCGACAGCGGCGAGGTCATCACCGTTGCGCTGTTGTCGGTCACGCTGCCCTTGACGCGGCGGTTCCACGGATCGTCCAGAGTCTCCACGGTCATGTCCTCGTATGCGAAGATCGTGAGGCTGCTGAAGGACGGGCCTTCATTGCCCACCAGACCGCCGGGACGGCTGACGAACGCAATCGCGGGAGCCGAGGCATCGCCGTAGAAGAAACTGGTCGCCTTGGTCGAACCCTTGCGATTCGTAACGCGCACGGTGTCATCGACCACCACCTGCACGCCGAACAACTGGCTGGGCAGGCCATAGGTGGCGAACTGCGCGTCACCCTGAAGGAAATTGAACGCGGCGGGGTAGTTCTTCACATAGTCGCGCACGCCTTCAGTCGATGCGATGATTCGGGCGGTGGTGGGATTCATCACCGCGCAGATGTCGCTCGGGCTGACGGCAGCGTTGGTCGCCTGCACGATCTTCTCGGCAGCGGTGCGGAACAACTTCTGCACCTGATCGCCAGAATCCGCAAGGTCGCTGTTCATCAACTTCGTTGCGTTGTTGTAGTAGCCAACGCCCGAAGATGCGCTGTAGGAGCCGCCGCTGTAGTCGGCAGCGTAATTGCCAATGGTCGTGATCGTGGTTGCCAGTCGCACGCCGCGATGAGTCATCATCTTCGCAGCAGCGATACGAGCATGGCTAGCCACGATGTCCCATTGAGCCTGACGAGCAGTCTCCTGCGGGATGTGGAAGGACGACTGGTAGCGGGCGCAAGCGAACGACTTGAAGTCGAAGTCGCTGTTGATGCCAGTCGGACGATCTTCGCCGAGCGGCCACAACTGATCCTGCGTCTGCACGACGCGAGCAGTCTCCTCCTCGTCGATGGCGAGGTAGTAACCCGCCATTGCCTGCACAGGCACGATCTGGCTGTAGCGGGTCAGGGGGAACTTGTTCACCGAACGGGTGAACTCGATCTGGATCTGGCCCGTAGCGGGCGAGAAGGTGGGGATGAATGTATTCAGTCCGCCGCCGGGTGCAACTTCAGTCATTGGTCAATGCTCCTTGTTAGTTGTTTTAGAGACTGGTGGGGTAGTAAACCATTCCACCATTCTTCACGATGCGAATGATTCGGCCGGACGCGCCTGCTTCCAGAGCCACATAGCCCTGATAGCGGAATACGGGGCCAGCAGTCACGACCGCCGTGATCGCCTTGCCGTTTGAGTCAGCCTGCACGCGACTGCCGCGAGCAACTGCACCGCCGCATTCCACAAGAACCACATCGCCACCCTGAAGGGTGATCGGCTCGCCATCAAGCGCGTGCGTGCCGTCGCTCGTATCAAAGCGACGGGTGCTGCCATCGGTCACGCCGACCACATTGTCAGCCGCGCTGTCAACCTGCACGCCCGTGTTGTCATCGGTGTTGGCAGTCGGGCCAGTCGCATCGACCTTGATGAAGCGGTACGCATAGACCGTGCCGCCTGCGATAAGTGCCGGAGTGTCAGAGAAAGATCCCATTGTCTTGTGTCCTTTCGATTAGGCCTTCTGGCCCGTGTACTTTGCGAACAGTTGCTTGAACTTGGCGAGATCGCCAGCCGCTTCACGCACGGCTCGGGCAGTCGCTTCCTTGGGATCAAGGATCGAACCACCCTCATCGGTCACGGTGTGCTGCGCCACGGTCGGAACATTCAGCGGCAGGCGGGCCATCGTGGCCTTCCAGAACGCGATCTTCGCGCCGGGGTTGGCAGCGTCCGACAGTTCCTCCACCATGCTGTTGCGGAACTTGCCACAGCGGTAGCCGTCGCGGATCATGGAATCGACTTCCTTGCCGAACCGCTCCAGTTTCAGTTGCTTCTCAAGTTCCTGCACGCGTGCGAACAGAGCCTTCGTGGACTTGTCACCCTTGCTCATCTTGGCCTTTCCGCCGTAGGCGGCTTCCATCTCCTCGTCCTCTTCCTCTTCCTCGCCCTGATGCGAGCCGATATCGACATGCACGCCGTCGGCGAAGTTCTCTTCGTCCTCGTCGCCGTCCATGGGGCCAGCGAACTCCATGCCCTCGGCAGCCATCGCCTCGGCATCAGCCTCCTCGGCCATCTTGTCCTCGTCCTCGTCAACCGCGCACTCCATAGCGGCAGCAGCCTCCAGAGCCTTCTTGGCCTCCTCGTCGGCTTCCATCTTCTTCTTCATCTTGCTGGGCATGTTCTTTCCTTTGGTTCCTGCGGACGGGACGAAGGTGTTGAGTCCTCCGCCGACGCCAATTTCATCAAACTTTTCCTTGGAGTCAATAGAAACGCGCACCACTCCAAGAGGACGCTCAAAGACCACCTTTGAGCCGTGCTTCGTGAACCGAGTGTCAGGCAGCGGCCTGCGCGGCGTATCGCGCCCGAGCAGAGCCACCTCCGACAGATGATTGTCCTTCCAAATCTCCGCGCTGCGGCGCGGGAATGCGTTGGTCGCCAGCAGCGAATCGAACGCCTCCTTTGGCATCTCCACATCGCCGACCACATAGGCAACGCCGTTTCGCTCCTCGTAGCGGACGCTGGTGATGTCGCCGACCGCCTCGGGCCGGGTGGGCTTGCCGTCCTTCTCGTGTTCGATGACCAGTTTGGGACGCGAGCCGCGCTGGATGAACTTCCCGGTGCGTGAAACGATGTCGCGCACCTTGCGATTGTCGTACCCCTGCATGGCTTCGTCATCGTCCGAGTCGATGGACGGATCGAAGCCCATGAACAACTCAAGGTTCTTGATGCGAACCTTTCCTTCTTCGGTCTTTTCGACGGTGTGGGATGCTGGCATGGTTATGCCCAAGTGAGACTCCAAAGGCAAACGCTTCCGGCTGGCGAGCGAGTCAACTTGAACACATCCGAGAAGTCGCTATCAAACTTACCACCCTTTTCTATCGCCTTTGCAATTGCCGAGTGATATCCGCTGACATCGGTTCCGGTGTTGTTTGCATAGAGACACGATCCGGGCTGTCGCGTGATCGCAAACCGCTCCTTGCGGCCCTTGCCGAAGTAGAAGCGATCCTCGACCTTGAAGGTCGCCTTCGCGCCGGGGCGGGAGAAGCGACCATACTTCTTCACAAGTTTTGGCATCTCCACCTTCAAGTCCGCTCCGCTTGCAAGAATGGCGTTGATGTCGTTCTTGATTTTTCCCGAATCCATGATGCTCACGGGTACACCGTGGAAATACTCATAGAACACGGTTTCCCACTTCTCGCGCACCTTTGGCTTTCGCGTAGCCATCATGTCCTTCTCGCCGGGGCGGCAGGCAATCAAGCCCTTGCCACGCAGGCGATCACGAATCACGGAGATGTTCTGATGCGCCGCAATCTCGGGCATTTCTGGAATGCTCCACATGCCGCCCGTCGGCGTTTCGGTGCGGACGATCTTGATTGAGCGACCGCCCTTGAGTTGCAGACGCACTTCGTTCTCACTTGCCATCATGTCCTTCTTGCCGGGGCGGGAGGCAAGCGTCTTGATCTTCGGGCCGGGAGCATGCTTCACGGTTGAATCAATGTCCACGGCAATCTTCTTTGCCTTTGGATACTGGCTCTTCATGTGATCCAACATTCGCTTGCCGTAGAACTCGGCCTCCTGCTGCGTATCAAACGAACGCTCGCCCATGATCATTCCGTCCATGTAGCCACGGATGACGAAGTAGTTCCCGTCAGACCTTGCCATTCTTCACCTCCACATTCCAGTAGCGTCCGATGGACTGCACCGGAGCCGTCGCGCTGTAGCCGTTGCTCGCCACGCGGCGAGCGAAGTTCCCAGCCACATCGCCGTCCTCAAACGAAATGACCAACGCACCGCCGCCAGTCTCTACGGCACGCCATCCGCCCTCGGGCATCTGCTTCTCGGAGAGCAACTTGCCAAGCATGGGCGATGACGAAGCCGCCGCAAACCCCTTGCGGTCAAGGCTCGACGCATCGAACCGCTCGGGCTGGCCGGGGCGGGAATATGCAACCGCCGAGGTTCCCGTGAATCCCGAAAACGATTGCGGAGTAGTGCTTATGCCCCAGTTCTTCAGGTATGCAACAGCATCGGGCGGCATATTTGTTACGGTGTAAACCGTAGTGGTGATTCCCCTTTTCGGATCGTCTTTTCGATCTTCGCTACTTCCACTAACGGCATATCCCGCCATCTTGGCCGCTTCCCTCAATCGCAAAACAAGTCGGCCCGCAATCGCAGCACCCTTGCCCGATTTCCAAACCTGTTGCCACGCTCCTGAAACATTTACGGTGTCACGACCACTAATCCAAACTCGCACCTTCTGCCTTTGAGAAGTCATATCCGCCAAAAACGCACGAATACTTGGCATCCACGCTGCGGCCTCGAACCGCTCGGGCTGGCCGGGGCGAGAGAAATCCATGCCCTTCACAGCCACCTTGGCGCGAACACCTTTTCCGTTCTGCTTCGCCCACGCATTGACTTTTTCAATCATGGTTTCCAGAAAGTCGGATCGGCTCACGCCGGGGATATTGGCGATTGCGTATCGCTTGAACTCGTCAGTAGACACCATTGAAGATCGGCCCGCGTCTAAAAGTTCAACTCGCATGAGGCCAAACCGCTCGGGCTGGCCGTGCTTGCCGAAGTAAAACTTGTCTTCTGTGTTCATCGTTTGAATCCGGGGTCAGGGTAGTCGCCTCTGTCGATGATGCGTTGCCGGATTGCGTTATACCGTGCCAACGCAGCACGATCTAGAGTTTCGTCCTTGCGGATGAATCCCATGTCCTTGGCCTCGTCAAAGGTCACAGGCTCTAGCGAGCCTCGACAGTTGAAGCCGTTCGGCGGCACAAGCCCCTGCGAGCGCATGTCAGCAGCCGTGGCTATGTAGCCATCCATCTGCCAATGCGATCCGGGGTTCTTGGTCTTGCCCTTGGGACGGTACACGCCGCCGGGTGCGCCGCGCGTCCGGCTGTCGTGAATCTCGACTAGACGCACCAGCGGAGCCCATCGCGCAACCGCTGGGCTGTCCATCGTTTCTGCGGTCGCTTCGTTGTAGGCCGTGGCCGTGTTCGTGCGGTAGACCGTCTCCAGCCGCGCGGAGGTCATGCCGATGATGCCCTCGACTTGCGCCCGCCGGATGAATGCCGAGAGGCTCCCGGTCTTCAGCCCCTTCGGGATGGACTGGTTCACCATGCTTTGCGCGATCAAGTCACGGATGCGCTGCACTTGCTGATAGGTTGCACCCTTGATTTTGAATGCGCCGGAGAGAACGGCTTTCAACGCATCCAAGCGCGTTGCCATGTCTTTCAATGCCCGCTTGTTCTCGGTGATTGCTACGCGGTTTGCAATAGATCGCATTTCCGCTTTGATTCGCAGAATCTCCGTCCATGCAAGTGGAGTTCGGTTCCTAAAGGCTTGGATGGCCTTCCAGTACGCGCCGGGGCCGAAGCCCGCCTCCGCAGCCGCAAAGGTGTCCGGACGCTCCTCCGGCCATTCTCCGGCCTCCCAATCGGCTCCCTGCTCCTTGGTGGCCGCGTGGGCCTGCGCCGCGCCCGCTAGGGCCGTTAGGGTCATCACCTGCCCTAGAACCTCGCCGTACCGCTCCCACGCTTCGGCGGCATCCTCTGGCTCGTCGCGTACCTGCGCGGCTAGGGCCGCGAGATACCACCGCCGGACATCGGCGAGTCCGCGCCTGTAGATGCGCTCAAACTCCGTCACTTGCGGCGGCTAGCCACGGTCAAGATTGCGCCGATGGCCTCAAGGGTTGCTTCGGCCTCATCAAGATCATTCATGGCATTTGACATAGAAGAACTCTGCGCTGAATACCGATTGAACATCGCGGAAATCTTGGCTCGCATCTTCTGCTCGGCCATGTCAAACATCATGCGTCGCTTGGAGTTCTCTTCCTTGAAGGGAGGCAGTCCAAGTTCTGCGGCTTTCTTCGGCTTCCAATCTCTGCCCCACTTCTTCCGGTAGGCAAGGATCATTTGGCGCAGGTTGTCGGAGATTTCATCGACCTTCTTCTGCGATGCTGCAATGCGCTCTTCGGATGCCTTTGCCCTTGCTGCGGCTTCTCGCAGGAAAGATTCAGTTCTCTCCTTCGCAGATGCGTCGCGTTCCTTTTGGCCTCTAGCGATGATGTCTGCGGTGATTTCCTTCGCGCGTTCGCTCATGCGCTTCTGCACTTCCGCATCAACCATCTTTTTCCATTGATCTGCGGGAATGGGCTTTTGCGCCTGCTCCCACTTGTCATTGATCTCCGCAATCTTGGCTCGGATGCGCTTCACTTGTCGCTCGGACTTGCGAATCTCATCCTTCACTTCCTCGTCCGTGCCTTCGATCCGGTCGCGTCGGCGTTCCTTCCTCGGCGCGGCCCGTTCGCGGCCCTCGCCTGCTTTTGGCTGCTCGCCACCGCCACCACCGCCCTCGGCGCACTTGTTCCCCGGCTGGAAGCCGCCCTCGCCGATGCCACAGTTCGCACCGTCGAAGCGATCCTTGCTGCCGCGCTTCTCGCTCTCGTCCTTGCCCTCGGCGCGATCCAGTTCGGCAGACTTCTTCTTCGCCCACGACTTGCCCGCGTCGCCGCCCCAGAGCAGCCACGCGATGTAGCCCGCGCTGTCCTCGCCCCAGCCCTCGCCTTGCTTGTCCACTTCGTGCCGTGCGAAGTACGAGTTCATGCGGCGCACCGTTGACGGCGAAAGCGTCTTGCGGTTCGACAAGTCGCGTGCGCGAGCCACGCCGACTTCCGTGCCGCCCCTGCCGTGCTTGCGGCGCAGTTCCAGCCCACGGGCAGCGGCCTCGGCTGCGCCCTTGGGCGGGGTCAGGTCAACATCGGAAAGCGCAAAGCGATCCTTGCTGAATGGCTCTGCATCGCCCTCCAAGCCTGCGTCTCCCGGCTCGTCGCCCATCGGGCGGACATCAAGCGGAGGCATGCCGCCACCACCCATGCCGCCCTCGGATGGAGCCTGAAGCACCATCTCGTCGTCCTCTGGCTCGGCAAGGCCCAACACCTTGCGTGCCTCGCGCTCGCTGACGCGACCACCCAACTTGGTGAACGCCTCAATCGCCTTCATGTACTCGTCCGGGTTCGGCTTGCTCACGCTGAATGAGAAGGACGGCGGCACGGCATCGTCGCCGAAGTTCATGCGGAACAGCGGCGTGACGATTTCGCGCGTGATGGTTTCGGCCAGCGCGTTGGCAATGTAGGTGACTTGGCGGTTGAGCGTCTGCGCGTGCTGGTCGCCGATGCTTGAGCCAAGACCGCTCGACACAGCCTGCGAAGTGCCAGTCTGCCCAAGGATGACTTCCTTGATGTTCTCCGTCAGGTACTCAACCATCTTGGCGAACGCTTCTGCGTTGCCGCCGTTCGGCTCCTTGATGTCGATGCCGAAGCCTGCATCGCTGCCGTCTGCGTTCTTGGGAATCAGCACCGAGACATCGCCAAGCAGGTTCTGCATGGCCGACTCCATGTCAGCCTTCGCAGCCTCGTTGCCCACGGGGTAGTTGCCCACGCGGATGCCCATGCTGTATCGCTCAATGTAGGTCGCCCAGTTCTGTAGCGCGGCCTGCTTCAGCGACCAGTAGTACCAGACCAGATCGCGCATGCCGCGACCGAGGTAGGCGTTCTCGGCTTCGTATGGATCATCGAAATCCACGCCCTGTGGCTGGTAGGTGTGCAGCGCGATGGTGGCTCGCTGCTGATCGTCCAGCGGCAGAACGCGAGAGTCCCAGCCGATTACCGTGCCATTGATCTTGTCCGTATCCGGGGCTGCGCCGCCGATGGTCTGCGTGTAGTAGCGCGGGCCGACCTTCAGGCCCAACTGGCCGAGTTCCGTCATGGTCAGGCTGTCGCCGTGAATCGGCATCCAGTCTCGGATGTAGATCGTCTCGCCCTGCTTGCCGAACACCATGTTGACCGCCGACCGCCCGTACCAGAGCGCGTCGAGCAGATGGCGCATCATGTCCGTGAAGCGTGGGGTGTTTTTCAGCAGTTTCTCCACGAACGCGGCCTGCTCCGTGGCCTGCTCGTCGCCCTGCATGTCGGCGGGAACCTGAACCGCCCACTCGGCGCACGCGACCGAGAGTTGCAGCATGACGAGCGGCCCCATGATGTCGGGGTCGTATCGCATCTGCCTCTGAAGGTTTCGATCCTTGCGGAACGCAAGAGAGCCTTGCCGAAGGATCTTGTTGACGGAGAGGTAGTACGACCTCTGCATCTCGACCGGGGTGACAAGTGCTTGGAACACGGGAGCAACTCGGATTTGGTCGCCGCCTTGGGTCTTATTTGCGTCGCTTGGCATCATGGGTTGTTTCCGTAGAGTCGCCACAGTTGCGGCTTGGTGCTTTTGATTGTGGCTGGCTTTGCCCGTGGATCATAACGGCGGGTTCGTGCATGCTCTAGCAAATCCACCACGGCATCCACGGTGTCATCATGCTCCCCTGCGGGGAATCCAACGAGTTCATCCACGATTGGC